CAGACCCATCTCGTACTCGCACAGCTTCTGGCCCGGGCGAGCTTTCAGGTTGTCGAGCGATGGCTTGGCGTACTTGAACTCTGGGGGTAGGGGTGTGCCGTCACGGATGTAGAACTCAGCCGCCTCGTGGAAACGAGTGCCATAAATCAGGTGCTCAGCGTTCTGATCCTCCTGAAAGTCTTTGACAACCTTCAAGTGGTAGAACTTCTTTGGGCACTGCTCGAACGTCTTGATCGAGGAAAAGGACCATGCGGGGATTTTCATACGCCATTCGTCTTTATAACGTACTGGTCTTTAACGCTGACCTTCGGTGCGTTTTGATATGCCTGCATGCGGGCTTGCTCCATCTCCATGTACGCGCGTTTCTCTTCCATCTCCATGCGCATGCGGCGCTCTTGGATGGCTTCGGTGCGCATCTCTTTGAGGCGGCTGATTGCAGTGATGATGGCAATGCGCTCGTCCTCACTCCACGTTGCGGCGTTGGCTTCTTCGTACAGTTCAGCGATGCAACGGTTGAGCATGCTTTGTTCACCCTGACGGATGATTTCCACAGGGCTCAGTGAGGTAGTCAGGGTGTTGCTGGCGATGTTGCTCATCCCCAGTGTTGTGGCATAGCCACGGTCAGTTTCATACATATTCGTTCTCCTTAGCAGTCACCGTAGCTTTTGCCAGCCCCGGCTTCACAGTTCAACGGAAGGCCAGTCGCCCATGCGGGAACCCAGCGCATGCTTTCTTCGACATACAGCTTGGCCTCTTCCACTTCGATGTCACGGCACACAATCGCAATCGCGTCATGCACTGTCAACACCACCTTGTAACGCTTGCCGATGCGGAGCATCTGCTCAGCGATGATACAGCGCGCAATCGCTTGGCACACGTTCTCAATGACCTTACCACCGTAGATGCGGGTGCGTCCTTTGCGGGTCTGGTAGTGGAACTCGATACCCTTCTCAGTCTCGGTGAAACGCAAGTCGTCGTAGCGGAGCAACAGCCCACTCGGTAAGCGGATGGCGGTCTCCTCGGGCACCACCTCCAGCACACCGGCGCGACCCATCGGAGCCGAGTCACCCCGTGACATGTTCACCAGCGCGTTCTGAGCCTGACGCCACAGTGCGGACACACGGTCGTTGGTGCGACGATAAATGTCGATGATGCGGCGCGCTTCTTCCAGAGTCACGGTCACACCCATGGACTGCAACTGTGCTTGGAACTTCGCGGCACCCATGCCGTAACCCGCACCGAGAATTGTGGTCTTACCCACAAAACGTTCGTCCTTACTGATCTCGAACTCGGGCTTGCCGTAGATGGCTGATGCCATCTTCTTGTACACGTCCTTACCCTCGGCGAACGCTTCCACCAGATCGTTCTGTCCGGCCAGCCATGCCAGCACACGCGCTTCAATCTGTGCGGAGTCAGCGTCGATCATCGTGTACCCGGGTGGGGGAACGATGGCCTTCTTGAGCATGTTGGCGTTGGAGCCACGGCTTGGCAAGTTCTGGAGGTTGATCTTGTCATCACCACCAAAGCGGCCAGTGTGCGCGGCGTAGTAACGAATCGGTACAGGCAAAGCACCACGCTCGGCGATGTCAATGAAACGTTGGGTGCGTGTTTCTTCGAGGGTGGACTTGGTGCCCAGACGAGCCGCCACAAGAGTCTGCACCGCCAGATCATGGTGGTCCAGCAGGGCCTTGAATTCTTCATCACTCTTGGCAAACGCGTAAGCCATTTTGCCCGTGGCAGGACTGACCTTCATCGGTGGGTTGACGCCATGCAGACGGAGCATCCCTGCAAACTTCTCATTGGACATGAGTTCAGCCTTGTCAGCACCAGCGGCAGTCAGCAGGTCTTCCTTCTTTGTCTTCACCTGCACCAGATGTTTCTGCAACAAGTCCTTGTCCAACTCCAGACGCGGTTCGATGAACATGCGCAGTGTCAGGTCAATGATCTTGAGTTCCTGCTTGGGAAACCCACGGGCCATCTTGTTGAACAACTTGTATGTGAGGTCCACGTCATTGACGCAGTAGTCACCGTAACGTGCGAGGTCTAGTTCGCTGAAATCGGCGCGACGTTTACCAATCGCGTTCAGGACTTCCGTACCTTTCTCACCCAGCCTGTAACGCTCAGCCAAGGCTTTGAGTGAGCCACCCACCTCAACACCATGTAAAGCACGACCCATGCAAAGAGTGTCAAGCCACACACGAGGGTGAACACCAAAGCGCCAACCCAAAATAGCACCGTCGAACAAAGTGTTGTGAGCCAAGACCATCGAGTCAGCCCAGTTGAATGTGTGTAGCCACTGCTTGATTTGGTTATGCGTTCCACTCGCCCACTCCGTTGGTTGATTGTTGACCTTCACACCCACACCAATGACCTCAAACAAGTCAGAGCGTACGTATTCCTCAGTCGTGATCTTCGACAGCGAGTAATCGCGGTCGTAGTAAGTTTCAAAGTCAATCGTGATCAGGTCCATCTAGTTCTCCGTTCCGTTCTATAAAAATATCCATCAGCAACGTAGCGGCCTCCCGCAGTCGATGCTTCTCTGCCTCGCAGTAATCGGGTAGCCCATCGGCGTACCCATTTACCCATGCAGATGTTGTTAGGTACTTCAGATCATTCACCCCAGTCCCCGCGCTGAACTTCTTTGAGTTTCTTGAGGTAGTGGAGGGCTTTTTGGGCGTCGTCATCGCTTCCTTCTTTCTTGCCTTGGCGCATCGAGTATTTGATCACGTTGCCTTTGAGGAACCCAATGAATTCCTCTGGGGTCAGTACCTCTTGCATCACGGCCCAAGGTTGAACGGTCATGTCTTTGTAGTGGTTGCCGCCCACTTGCATGTCATCGGCTTTCATGTCAGTCCTTTCGTTGTTGCAGTAGCCATTGGGTTGCTTTGATAGCCGCCTCGCTGTTGTTATGTTTGTCTGGGTGACACAAGAACAACAAGCGACGTAGCATCTCGGGGTCGATAGGTGCGCTCACGCGCACGGTAGGGGGAGGGCGCGGACTGCGATTCCCAGACGCACCGACCTTCCAGCAAGGTAGGCACAGCTTCTTCCATGCCTCGTCCTCGTTGCGCGGGAACGATACGCCACAGCGGGAGCAGTAAGCGGTCATCACAGCAGTGCATCCTCACCCTCGGGGTACTTAGGTGCCTTCTGCGTTTTGGGGAAGCGGCTTGGCTCCAGCCGAGTGAACGGCCACCACGCCATCAACTCTTGCTGAGTCAGTATGTGCGAGGATGAGTCCGAGGATGTTTTCGCACTCGCGTTTACGGATGCGGTGCACGGCTTCCCCCGTTTGTATGTATCTGCGTTTATGGTCATTGAGTCTTCTCGTTACTATTTCTTCTGGCGTCATGCCACCACCCCGTACGTGACTCCGACATCAATCCCACCGTAGTAACCGTTGTGCTCGTTGTGATTAACCAGCACGATCTCACCGACAGAAGTTGTCACCACCACGTAGTTGATCTCGTGGCACTCGCCATCGTCGTCATCACCTGTGCGCTCCAACACCGGGATCGGCATCTCACGCACCTCGATGTTCAGCAGGGTTGCGCCCACGTGATCTTCGAGCTTGTCATCACACGTCATGTAGCGGCTCTCACAGCATGACTGTCCGCTGTCCGTGATGCGGATGTACTGCTGTCCCAGACGGATGTGCAGTTCGTCCTTATGGGTGGAGTCCACGGCCCCAGCCAGCGCAATACCTGTGATCTTCTTATTGATCACCTTCATAAATGCCTCAAGGCTCGTGCCTTCAAGGTTGCATGTCATCAGCATCATTTCTGTATCTCCACAATAGGGCGCATCTTCCGTGCGCGGTACTCACCTTCGACGAGGGCGAACGCCTTCTCCATGTCCTTGATAGTGATGACTTCCATCTGGGCGTCATGCAACTCCATGACTGTGTTGAGCGCGTTCATCTCGCCAGCCTTGAGAATAAATTTTCCAGTCTCTATGCCACGCTTGCCCACGGTATGGAGGGCGTCAAGCCCTTCCTGTACAACATCTTTGTATTCAGTGCCGATACCCATGCGGTACAGCGCCTCGACAAAGTTGACCATCGTGATCAGCGTGTCAATCTCCGCACGTGTCGCCTCCCCACGGGTCAGGCTTGCCATCGCTCCGTGGTTCTTAATCTTGAGGTCGATCAGATACGACTCATGCTTGGTCACCGGGGTCATGCCCTCCAGCACGTACCCCAGTGTGTCCAACCGCACCCCTTTGGGGCGGTACTTACTGCGTTTGCGCATCAGTCCAGACCCTTGAGCAACTGCTTGAGTTGTTTCAACTGGTCGGCCATCTTGGCAGTCTCAGTCACGTCGTCCTCAATCTCGATGGCCACTGTCTCCAGTTCAGAGGCAAGTGATTTCATCTTTTCAGCCAATGCCTTGGCATCGCTGGCCAGCGCGTTCGCTGTCGTTGCAAGGCTACCCAAACGGTCGATGGGTGATTGCTTCGGTACTGCCTTGACAGGCTTGATTTGCAGGGTGGTTGCCACTTCGTTCTCCTTGGGCGGGGTTTCTTCTACGACTTCGAGGATTGCGTCCGGTGTTGCCGGGTGCGTGAGGATTTCTTTACTGGCTATGGGCTTGGGGTCCTTGACGTGCACTCGGATAAAAAATCCTTGGTGCGGCTCGGTCACCAACCCGTGGCGGCGTAGTGTGTCAAGACATCCCAGCACGGCACTCATGTCGCGCATGCTATGCCCGTTGCGGCGCAGTTCAGCAATGATCTGCGTGTGGTCCCAAGCATCGCTCATTGGGACAGCCTCGTACACCTTCTTAACGGGTGCGTTGAGTTGGTTGTATAGAACGCGAAAGCGTGTGGGGCTGAGCATGATGCACCTCAGCGAACACGCCTAATCCATGTAGGCGGCTCTTGCACGACCACATCTGTGGGCTTAATCCAGCGGCCCGATGGTGGGGTCCAGCCTGTGTACTTGTGCCATGTGGCTTGTACGTCTGCGCCACTGGTCCACTTGTAGCGTGGGTGACCGACTGGAATCATCGGCATTGTCTTGCGCATTGCGCTGGGTTGTTCTTGTGTTGTCACTTCGTTCGTTGTCATCATTGTTCTCCTAGTAAATATCTCACATGGTCAATGTTGTCTTCGTTGATCACCATTGCGATACCGCCCATGGCAGTGATCGCATCGAGGTTCTTCTGTTGCAGAGCGGTCGGCTTGTTCTTGCCAGCCTTGCACTCAATGGCAAAGAACTTGCCATGTAAGCACCCAACGATGTCGGGTACACCACTGCCACCGTATCCACCCGTCACCGGATAGAAGTAGTAGGCGCGTAGTTGTTTGAGAGTGGCTACAACCTTAGCCTTGACCTTTGCTTCGGGCGTCTGTGCCATGATGCAATCCTTCCTTGTAAACAGTATTGACACTTGTGATAAAACGGTCGATGACTTCGTGGCGAGTCATGCCCCGGTTCTTGGCTACCGTGACCAACGTCATCGCCAGCGCGGCCATGCCTATGTCGGTGGGGATGCCACGATCTGCCATGTACTCGGCCAGCGTGACAGCGGTTTCTTTGACCTTATCGGCGATCAGCTTCTTTTGTTCGGGCGTATGTTCCATGACTTACCCCTTGAAGAAACCAACCACGCGTTGCCACAACGTGGGCTTCTCGATCATGGTGATGGGCAGGGGGACCAGACCTTCCCCGCGAGGGGTGGTCACAATCTGGTCGCGTTTGGCGAACAGTTCGTCGGTCGTGATTTCGCGCCAGCTACCGGGCGTAGGGGAGGCGTCTTTGATGCCAGTTCCCGCTCGTACCTTGCGGGTTGACTTCTTCGGAGGCGCACCGATGCCAGCCGTGGGTACAGGCGCAGGAGTACCGATGGCACCCAGCCCCTTGGCTTTGTTGAGGTTGTACCGAATCTGGTACACCGTCTGTGGTTTGCACTGGAGTTTGGCCACGATCTCTTTCGTGGTGTGGCCTCGCTCAATCATCTTACGCACCTTCTGTGCGAGTGATACACGTTTACGCATTCTTCGTTCTCCAAAATTGTTAGGGAGTCCCTAACATCACACGCATGTTCCGCATGCGGACGGTTCGACGCGAGGGCGATCAGGTGCGTACACCCAATACACATGCGCAGAAATTCGACGGCCTACGCTCTCCACTTCTGTCGTTGGAGGTGTCGCATCCATAATCATCAATACAGCAAGACGTTCTTTCACCCAGTCGGGTAGGTCGTCCACACGATCATAATGCCCTGCAATCTCAGAGTCAATACTCTCCATGCCCAGACACAACACATCCACCCCGTCGGGGAAAATACTTACACGGTAGATGTTGTCATCAAGCGTAGATAGATCGTTCTTACCCTTGGTTGCCATGTACATGTCACGGCGCACCACAGTACGTAGGGCCACATCCATATCCTCGTTCAATATATCTCCTCCCAATAGACGACGCACAGTCTTATCGACTGGCTCAGTTAACCCGAATGGTCCTTTGCTCATCGTTACCTCCAAATCTTTTTCCCACTGCCATTCCAAAAACTGTTGGAGCAACTCCGTCATCGGTGCGAGGGGCCGTGTTGATACGTTCCCGTGCATCCTGCGCAGGATGTCCCACTGGAGTGAGTTGATGGTGGTCTTCCTCGTCATGT